TATGTATATGTCGCGGCACCAGGTGAAGATTTATCATATAACTCTACTGTTATAACTTTACCAGCATTCAATGATGGGTTCCATGGTACGGTAACTCTCAGTGCAACTTTATCTTGCTCAAGTAATGACATTCTTGCTTGTCTTCTAGGTAAATACTTTTCAACTTCTAAATTGCATGAAGCTTGTTCTGTTGCTGAACCAAGATTGGTAAATGATACCATTGTGTCACCAGCACCAATACCACAACCAATTTGCTGTGTGCCAAATAATCCCATAGAGAATAATGCTGGATTGAATGAAATGAGACTTGTTATTGGATTACCTTTCAGTCCTACACCATTAAGAATGTCAGCCAATAAATCAAAATCACACGGAAAAGAATAATCAATTATTGTAAATGGATTACCATAACCATTAGATGAGCCAACTTCAGAGAATGCAAATTTTGCGACTGGATTTTGACTGGTAAGAGATTGAAGCGATCTAAAATGGTGCGTTCCATAATTCTGATAGGTCATGTAATGAACAAATGATGGATCATCACCATTAGCAAGAGCGACTTCAGACTGGTCTGCTACTACTTTGAATGGTCGAACGTTCTTTGCAACATAGTCTCTGGCAGGTCCAGATGATTCAATATCCATCTCACTTACACCAGCACAAGCAGATAATACTTGTGCAGCAATTGATGATGGTGTCACACACTTCCAAGCCTGGTTTACCATAGCATTTGCATCATTGAGTAGTGATGGATCACAGCCATGTATGGTAAACATTTCAGTGTTCATATTGAGCAACTTTCTATTACTCAACCTATATGCAACTTGCCTTATTGGTAATCTATATTGAGTTTTATATTCAGCAAGAATAGGGCGCTCTATTATGATTTCAAGGTCTTTACCTTTAAAATTATCAAAGTTCTTTACCTCTCCACCAACATAATTGTTATCAATATAGTATGCCAAAGAGTTCATATAGCTGTGAAATGTCACCGATGTTTGAAGACCTGGAGTTAGCAGACTTTCGACAAGGTTTACCTCAACAGGAGTTATTTCAAGTCTATCTTTGAGTGGTGAAGGAATCATCACCTCAAAAGACGCTAGAGTATTGAATATCGTTTTTTGAGTATCTAAACCGGGTTCTGGCATTACACTATCAATCTTCTGCTGTACACTGGAGCATTTGTTAAGTTGTTGAATTCAGAGAGAATTCGACCGTAATACATCTTCTTTATGATCTTGATGTTTCTCTTTTTTTCATTCATTTCTTCTTCGTAATCATAATATGTAACAGCATTTTTTGTTGTTGTTTGTGTTATTGTTACGTTATTATCCGATAGGTTAAAAAACTCAACTGTCTGTGAAGGTAGATTGTCATACGTATCAAACGGAACATCAAGAACGTGAGTCAACCATTCTTCATTTTTGTTAATTTCGATGCGCTTCTCATCAATTACCTTTGAAACAGAATTTTCTCTGGTAATTATCTTTTCGTAGTGATGTATTGAGTTTACGTTAGTTGTGTCTCTTGTCCAATCTACCACTCTGAAATCTGGAATTCCAGCACCAAGACTGACTTCTGCTTGAGCGCGATACTTGTCTGCAAGATACTTTGGAAATGATCTGGAATCTAATGGCCAATCGTATTGCGGATCAAATATATCATTAGCATATAGAATGATCCAATGTGCTTCTGGATCGTTGTAGAATTTGTCTGCAAGAACTTCTGGTTTTTCACCATCGTTTATTGTATATTCAAAGTATGAAGATATATTTGACATGACTTCACGAATAATAGCAACTCTGAAAAGAATATTTGTTACGAACTGTGAGTTCTGATACGAATATATCTTCTTTTGTGTATCATAAGAGATAACAGGAAACTTATTGAAAAATGCTGGCATATCTTAAAATCCTTGATATACTCTAGTCTTGTGAATAGCTTCAACTTCACGAAGACCAAGACTTAATCTTGTTGTTACTGGATAACCGTTGCTGAAGGTTGCGTACATGCCTTGCTGTGGAGTATAGTCTACTTCTATACGATCTAGTATGCAAGTATTGATACGCGGCATTGCCAAGTTTTCTTTACCGTTATGATAGAATGTAATGTCAAATTCTGCTGGTGGAATAAAGAAATTACCAAACAACTCTAGTTCTGGTGCTGCATGAAATCTAAGTGTTCTGATGATGTTTGAAATGACTTTTGATTCTTCTGGTGACCTAGGTGCAAGCAGAAACTCGAATACATACTGTCTAAGCTTTGTGTTAGAGAATAGAACTTCAACTCTTGGATTGATTGGATAACCTAGCATCTTTGATGCTGCACCTGCAACTCTACCTAATCCATCTACCGCTTGTGTTCGATTAGCGCCTGCCTGCTGTGCATCTTGAATTGAAGCACCTGCGGCACCCGCGTTTCTAGCTGCTGCGGCACCCGCTAATGCAGCGATACCTTGTCCAAAAAGTTGAGTTAGTTTTATTTCTTCATAATCATTGATGGTATTGAATATGATAGGTGTAGGCATGAACAAAGCGATGGCATCTGATATTCTTCTTGTACCTCTGCTTGTCGGACCCATTTTCAAAGGATCATACGTGCCTACCCTTGGATCATTAGTTAATCCTATTCCACCTATTCTACCCATTCTTTCTGCTTGTTCAGTATTTCGACTTACAAATTGACCACCACCATTCCAGTTCAACTCATCAACTTTTGAAAGATCACCAGTTACACCTGTGATAGGAAAATTACCCTGTACAGAACCTAAATTGGTCTGAACATTGATCTGTATTACCATGTAATGGTTGTTATGACGCTGAGTGAGATCATTAGGAAATTTGTAGTATTTGAAGTTATATTTACTGTCTACACCAGGTAATATTTCTTCTCTGTTATCGTTTGTCGTTTCCATGTACGATGCAAGTCCTTATTGAGTTATATATATTTATATGAAAACATACAAAGGTAGATTTACCCCACAAAATCCAAAAAAGTATAGAGGTGACCCGACGAACATCATATATCGTTCGTTATGGGAACGAAAATTCATGAAATATTTAGACGAGAATTCTGCTGTTCTTGAGTGGTCTAGTGAAGAAATTCAGATACCATACAAGTCACCGTTAGATAATCGATATCACAGATATTTTCCTGATTTCTATGTCAAAGCAAAGGATAAAGATGGTACTCTGAAGGAAATGATCGTTGAGATCAAACCTAAGAAAGAGACTAGAGAACCTATAAAGAAGAAGCGCATCACAAAGCAGTACATCACAGAAGTCACAACATGGGGTAAAAACCAAGCCAAATGGCAGGCAGCAGAAGAATATTGTGCTGATCGTGGTTGGCAATTCATGATTATGACTGAAGATCACTTAGGAATTAAATAAATAGTCTTATGACCAATAACAAATATAACAAAAAAGAACTTAGCGACTGGTTCTCTGGCAAGGTAAAGACTGCCGTAGGATATCGCAGAAAGATCATAGGATCAGTTGATCGAAGCCGAAGCTCTACAGTTATCGGTAAGATGTATTTTTACTGGTATGATCCAAAGCACAAAGACACTCTTCCAGTATATGACAGATTTCCTTTGGTATTTCCTATTGAGAGATATTCAGATGGATTCTTAGGTTTGAACTTACACTATCTAAGTCAAGGAGAGCGCGCCGAGTTGCTTGGTAAGCTTATGAAGTTCAAGTCAAGCAGCAATCTGACAGAAAGATCAAAGTTGAAGCTTTCATATGATCTATTAGCTGGCACCAAGAGAATTGCAAATCAGATGCGTCCTTGCATAAAGAGATATCTATTCACACATGTCAGAAGTCCTTTTATTGAAGTACCTGCTACAGAATGGGACAGAGCAATAGAGTTACCAGTCGAGTTCTTTGTAGTAAAAAGGTAAAAATAAATGGCATTAAACTTTAAGTCTGTAGCACCAGCACCAAATGCTCTTGATATGAATACAATTCTTTCTAAGATGAATGAAGGTAAAGGTCCTGCGAGAAGTGCTAGATTTGTTGTGCAGATTAACGCCTGGCCTCTTCTACCATTAGCTACAACGCTTGATTTCGTAAGAAAAGATTTAGTCTATTTGTGTGAAGTTGCCGAGTTTCCTGGTCGCACATTCATGAATTCAGATATCCGTTATTACGGTCCAAGTGTAAAGTTTCCATTTCAAACAGTGTATGAAGATGTGAACTTTACTTTTCTTTGTCGCATCAATTCACAAGAGAGACAATTTTTTGACTCTTGGTTAGAAATGATAAATCCTATCGACACATTTGATTTCAACTATAAAGATGACTACTCTACAAGTATTGATATTTTTCAGCTAGATGAAGAACAAAAAGCAACATATGCCATAACTCTTCGAGAAGCTTATCCTATTCAGATCAGCCCGCAACCAGTCACATGGGCGGATGACAACTTTCAGAGACTTGCTGTTACATTTACTTACAGCAGTTGGGGAAGAAATGGTATTGATTATAATTATTAGGAGATATAATGTTACCCAAAATTGATTTACCTACATTCATGATAAAGATACCATCGACTGGTAAAGAAGCAACATTTAGACCATTTGTTGTCAAAGAAGAGAAGTTACTGATGATGGCTTCTGAAAGTAATGATAGCAATGAGATCATCAAGACAACAAAGCAGGTCATAAACAACTGCTTGGTATCTGGTGAACTCAATGTTGAGAAGCTGGCATTCTTTGATATTGATTATCTATTCATTGCTCTTAGATCAAAGTCTATTGGTGAAACAGTCGAGTTAAAGTACAGGTGCAATCACGTAATAGATGATGGTCAGTGCCGTAATGTCTTTGATGTAAAAATGAATATCACAGACTATGAAGTATACGGAACAGATGTCTCTAAGCTAGACATAGACATAGGTAATAACATCAAGCTCAAGATGAAATATCCATCATACACTGCAATGAAGAGCGTCAATAGTTCTGATAACCCTTTTGATAAGAAGATTGACCTTTTGGTTAATTGCATTGAAATAATCTATGATAAAGACAAGGTACTGACATCTAAAGATTTCACAAAAGAAGAGCTTCGTGATTTTCTAGAAAACTTGACCGAAAGCCAATTCAAGAAGCTTGATGACTTCATCAATGATCTACCATTTTTCCGTTTTGTAGCATCTGGAACATGTGAGAAATGCGGATTCAATCACAAGATCAAGATCCAAGACTTTGAAAGTTTTTTTCAATAATGCTCGGTCATGATACTCTGAAGAATTTCTACAGAACAAATTTTGCTTTGATGCACATGCACAAGTATAGTCTAACAGAACTTGACAATATGATACCTTGGGAAAAGGGTATCTATCTTGATCTACTGAAAGATCATATCAGGCAGCAAGAAGAAGCAAGACGCGACCGAGCCGCATCACAAAAACGAATGAAGAGATAGTAATAGATGGCAATAAATCCAAACGAATATACGATCAGCTACAGTCAACTGATTAGAAGCACAACTATTCGTGATCGTGTCAATATGGCTCAAAGTGATAACACGTTTTATTCTCAGTTGGCTCAAGTGCTGACACCAACCCAGATGGCAAACTTGTTTCCAAGATACTACAGAGACAGATTGCCTGACATTAGTGGATTTCAATTAGCAACATCTCAGATAGCTGCTGGTAAGTTTGGTGAGGGTTTACCTAGTTCACCAATTACCAGCGGCGTTTCAAGTGAATATGTTAGTCCTAGAACAACGAAATCGAAAAGAGAATTAGAGTCTAGTTTGACTGGTAAAGTTAATGAAGAGAGATTGAGAAAATTATTACCAGAGAAAGCAAAAAAAACTTTTGATGAAGTGGTAAGAAACAAGAAAACACAATCATTCTCGTCAACTGATGATCCATTCTCAGGTCTTTCTGATGCTGAACTAAAGTCTATAGGCATAAAGAGATCACAGCAAACTATAGGTCCTCAAAGCACAAGAAACATATACATTAAAGACACGATGTCTGTTGAAGCGGCTAAGAAAAAAATTCTAGGTGAATTCAAATCGGAAAGCAAAGTTTCTGGTTTCAAATTTGAAGATTCTCCTGCAACATTCAATGACAACAGATTGACTGGAAACTATTATGCGACTCATGGCGCCGGCATGGGTAATAAAGAAGATAATGCTAAAATTCAAACAGAACTGGCCAATTATATTGCCAAAAAAGGTAAAGAAGCTGGATATACAGATGCAGCTATCAAAGGCATGGTTGCAAATGCAATAGCTGAAAGTAATTTAGGACTATTACCATATGGTGATCATGGTGGTTCTGGTGGTGTATTTCACTTGCATGTTAGAGGTGCCGCAGCAGAAGCTGGTATTGATCCTAAAAAGTATCACGTTAACAAAAGCAACGTAAAAGATGTTGATGAATACATTGCATCGATGAAAGATTCAATTGATGAGTCTTTTGATCTATTTCAGAACAATAAGAATTATGCTAGTCTGAATGAACTTATGAAAACATCAAATAGCTTTGAAGAAACAACTACAGCATTTGTACGAGACTTTGAAAAGCCAGAAGTAGTAAATGCTGCCGCCAGAATTGCAATAGCAAAAAAAATGGGTATTGATGTAGTAACTCTTGATGAAACAGTTCCAGTGGATTCAATGCCTAAGTTTGTTCAAGTGATGAAGTCAATGGATGGTGAAACACTTAAGAAACTTGG